TTTTGTTTTGTAATAGCACCCAAGTCCAGTAGCTCATTGATGAGCTTGTGTGTATTAGCTCGACTGACACCTACTCGCTTTGACAAAGTGGTAACACTTGGATAGCAAGAGCCGTCTTTTCTATCAGCATAAGTCCACAAGATACAATATAGATTCTTTGCTCTTGGGCTAATGTCTGCGTCTAATATCCATTCAGGTATTATTGCAAAATAATTATCTGCTTCTATTTTCATTTCAATTCCGTTTCTTTAAATAGATTGTAAGTCTTTGTGAGTCTTATGCGTCTAAGACTCACTTAGACCTGTACGTATCAAAAGGGAGATACATTTTCCTCTAGCTCGTCCATTGACTTCGCTATTGGTACACTTGCTTCTTTATAATCAGGCAGACATTCTATTGGAATATCATCTGACCAACTTGCAAAAGGAAAACCATTATTTCCACCTACACATTGTTTGTTGCCACACTTGAAGTTAGGACTTTTGTCTGACTTCTTGTCGGCTCTGTTGTCGTACACCTTTGAAGCACAAGCAGGACATTTAAGCTCTACTTGACCAACTGGGCTTTGTGACGACACAATAGGTTGGCTTGGTTGCTTCATTGGTGTACTAACAACAGAATTAGTAGATTGAGCAAACGGATTCAAAACCCAATCTTCTATGTCTTGTGCAAACTTAAATATCTCAGCGTCAGAACTTAGAGTAGGGTAACCACTACTTGCTAATTCTATTGCTGACTTGATTGCTACTTGTCGTACAATTAATTTATCTTTATTATCCATTTACTAACTCCTTAGAAGAATTTACTCTTTGCTCTACCCAATCGTTATCTTCTCTCCAATCAAGTAGTGTTTTCTTATTCCAAACTGGTGTTGCTTTTAATTGGTGGTCAGGCTCAGGTAATTTACCTTGAAACTTCCATTGGGCTACTTCTTGTCTAGTAACTCCTAGCCATTGTCCAATCTCAGCAGTACCCATAATCTCTTGCGTCATACTCTCTCCTTTAGATACTCTGCTACGTTTATTTCTTTTTGTGTTTGTAGTTCTTCATACAAATCATCAAGAGCTTCACTAATAGTAGCTTCGCTCTTATGTAAGTGTGGATAATACTTTAGTGTTACTTCTTCTATAATCATAAACACTATGCCAATCCCTGCTAATGCAGAAAAAGACCAAAACAATATCCATAAAAAGTCTTGCTCATTCATCATTCTTCTTCTCCGTTCTTTATTGTTTCATAAGTTCCTTGTGTTAGTACAAACTTAAACTGTTGGAACTTTTCTTTGTTTAAGTTAGTGACTGCTTTAAGCACGTCAATAGGTTTTTGATAGCTCAATACAGGCTCAAGGTTTATCCAACCACTTGCTTTGTATTGCTTACCATAACTTTGCTCAACGACAATATCTACTCGTCCTTGTACAAATCCTCTAAGTGTTATTTCATCTGTCATACTAAAGACCTTCTCCTTAATATTTCTTGTCTTAATGTTCTTGTTATTATTGTTTTTGTTTCATCATCAAACTCGTCAGACTCAACTAAAACTGCAAACATAGTCCACACGTCAGCAGATATGTTGTGCTTTACATTAAAGTTTCTCTCAGTATCAGTTGTGTATTCAAATTGACTATTTATTAGTTTCTTAAATTGTCTATCTAAAGATTCCAACCTAACTTCTGATTTTTTTGTTTTCATTCGTATCAACTCCTTTTTAAATACATTACCTACATTAATCGCAGATTTATTTTAATGCAATCTTTTATTATAAAATTTTTAGATTATCCCAACCGTCTTTAGTTACAGTCATAGTTACTACACCCATTGATGTTGAGTAACCACTTCTTGTTTGAAAATCATCAGAGGGACTCATAGCAGGTACTCCCATAATTGTTCTGCCACCTTGCTGAACGGCAGTAAAATGATGATAGTGACCGTGAATTAAGCACCTTGCAAATCCAACTGGATTTTCGCCTTCATTATTTGAGCCAAACATCTGACCCTTCCACCAGTTCTCTATCTTCTTTGCAGGAGTCCCACTTCCATACGCTAGGTGTCCGTGCGTAAACCCCATGAGATATCCTTTGACCTCTAAAAGTAAATGTGGAGAATCAGGTACAACAACTTTTATATTCTTGTAACTTGATTCATACGCTAGGTCTCCAACTTGTTCTAGTATCTGCAAGTCAAGGTTGTCTAGTTCTTCTGTTGTTAAAGATTGTTTACCACTTCTGTTCTGACCGTGATTGGAAGTAACTCCTGAGAGAACTACATTATAGTTTTGGTCAGCAAAGTTTTTTACTATCTTCCAAAGCAATCTTCTTGCAACTGTTATTTGGTCTCTAAGGTGCAGGTCTGTATTCCAAACTTGGCTTGAGTACCAACCTGATAAGTTACAGTTCTCTACAATATCTCCTAGACCAATGACATACACTTCGTCAATCTTGTGACCAGTCTTTTGCAATTCTTTAAGTCTTGCATTAGCAGTAATAAGTGAATCAAGAACTTTAGAGACAATACCTTCGCTACCCAATCCGTCACGTTTTCCGAGTTGCCAATCTGAAACATAATATAACCAAGCCGTGTTACCTTTTTTAACTGGTGCAGTCTTAGGCTTGTAAGATTTAATCTCTTTAAGAAGCTGACCATAGTCTGTATCTAAGCTAGGTACTTTTTTTCTGATGTCTGCTTTGTAGTACCAAGCCTGTTGGGTCTCTCCACCACCCATATTCATATCCCAAGTTCTTACTTGTAGGTTTCCTACTATCTCATATTCCTTTGGGTCGAATCCCCACTCAAGTAGTAGCGTGGCAAACTCAGGCTCTTGTTCTTGTGTACCACGAGAGACTAATGTACCTTTGTTAGACTTAGGGTCGTACTCTGCGTGTGGTTGCCAACCAATCGGATACTTTTGTTTTGCTAGTTTCTTATTTGACTCTTTGTCTTGGTAGAGTTCAAGAAACTGATTTAGCTTTTCGGATTCTGTTTTTTTCTTCATTAATGCGATTCCTTATTGTCTTGGGTGCGACTCCTGTCCAACCACATTCATCAATTAAGTAATCAACAAGTGGTGTTGTGTCAAGATAGCCTTTGTGTAAGGCACTAAGAACTTCTTCCCATTGTGAAGCTCTTTGTTCAGTAGCATAAAAGTAACCATACTTTTGTGGGTGTCTCTCATACTGGTCAAGATAATCGTTAAGTGTCATTTGCGTCCTGTCTTTTAACTACTTCAATTATAGATTATGATTGTGACATATTAGGGTATTTAATTAGGATTTGTTTGGGACTAATACATATTTGACTTAGGCGAGACTTAGGCGTTGTGAATTATTTCACAATGTAAATAAAATAATTATTTTATACTGGAAATTTTTAAAAAGTTTAGACATAAAGTAAATATAAGAAAAAAAACTTTCTTAAACGGAAATTTCGGCAAAGTTCAGACAGAAGGTAATAAGGGAGAAAAAGATGAATGAACTAAATTACAGAACTTTAAAAGCAAGAAACCGAGACTGGTATGGAGACTCCTATCATTATGATATGGAAGGTAAAGAACATATCCTTGATGATGTAAGTTTTGAAAAAGACTACCACCCATTTTATGTTAAAACAATTTGTGGTACAGAGTTTAAAACTCGTAACAAAGAGAGTGCTACTTATTTAGAGACTGACAAAAGTGTGACTTGTTTCAAGTGTATGATTAAAGCAGGCTTTGTCAAATATCATAGTCCATTAAACTTAGAATTTGGTGCTATGACAAAACCAAAACAAATAGGCAGACAATATAAAGTCCTTATCTCATTTGAAGGTTACAAAGTCGGAGATATTTATGAATATGTTTTTAGGACTGTTTAATATCAACTTCTGTTTCACGTGAAACCAATTTTATGCTTGACTATCCCAAGTCTCTATCAAGGCAAACACAATCTCCTCTAACTTATCTAACTCCATAACAACCAAGCCATTAGATGTACCGTCAGGCATAGCAACAAACAAGAATGGTCTTGTATCTCCTATGCTTGTGTTTGTATCTGATTGTTCTTTAGCTTTTAGATACTTTGTCCATAAGGTTTGTACTTGTTTCCCTGCTTTGACTTCTACTCTGACTTCGCCCTTCCAAGATTCCTCGTTACCCATTTGGCTTCTAAACTTTGTGTCAGGTATGTTGAGCTTCTTCCTTGCAAGGTTTTGTTTCCTGCGACCTTTGTTCTTATTAGTTAGCCCACGCTTTTGATTGTCTGACCAACCTTCTCTATTCTTAACAGTCTTTTGTCCCATACCTTGTAACCCTGCGTGCTTCCTTCTCTTATAGTCAGAGAATGTTTCATCAGGTTGCCAATCTAGTTCACTCACTTAACACACTCTCTACTATGTCCATACTTACTAAAAAGTTATTTACAGACTTAAGTTTATCAAACTCTGATACTGGGACAAGTAAACAATGAGCAAACCACTTCTTACCTTGTGCATTCTCATTAATAACCTTTATAGTTCTATACTTATCTTCTTTAATCCAAGTCAGTAAGTAAGGTTGCAATACTCTTGGTTTCCAAAACCTTACAAAGTTAGTTGGGTAACTCCAGTACATCATAAAGTCTGCAAACGTTTTCATCTGACAACCAATCTGTAAGTCTCCATTCTCCTGTTCAATAAGATATTCCAACGCTACGTTGTTTGTATCTACTATCTGCGTATCTGTTTTGACCTCTATGTAATTGTCTTTTAGTTCTTGGTTGAACACCCAAATATCTGCACCTTGTAGTTGTTCTGACATACGAGTTGGTCTTGCGTGATATTTGTTTCCTG